TTAAAGGCGACAGGTGCTGTTGTCCAGAAGCTCATTTGCGATGCAGGCTGATGTAAAACTCTTTCCGGTACCTACCGGACCATGGAAGATAAGCCCCTGGTTCTCGGAAAACATACGGTCGAACCGTTTTGAGTAATTCACCGCCAGCCGGTATGCTTTCTGGTTGTGGCTGTTTACCCGGTAATTAGAAAACCTTGCATCCCGGTATTTACTGTCCATCAGGGAAGCATCCCTCATTCTCTGGAGCCGCATCATTTCCTGTTGGTACTTTTCCTGCTCTTTTCTCCTGTTCTCAGCCTCATCCCGGCATTTACACAGACATGATACAATTTTTTCTCCACCGTCACCGAATATTCCAGCCGGTATATTTAACCTTTTCTGCTTCGGTGTATGGCACTTTCCGCAATACACAAGCCCGTCCTGCCCTATGTAGTCTCCATCTTCCAGCTCCGGACTTCCACTTGGTATTAACCCGTTCATGCAGTCCGATACGGTTTTACTGATTTCTTCCACCTTATTACCTCCTATCTTCTGAACGGATTACCTCCGGTTTCAGGTCTTTTCGTTTCAACCGGCTGTTCGTTCATTTTCGGGAGAAAATCGGCAAAAGGAACCGAATCTCCCAGGAACGTCTTTCCGTGTTTGATATACTGTTGCTCTGTTTTCTGCCGTCTGCACTGTTCCGCATAATTCATGGCTGCTGTCAGAAGCTCCTCCGGAGAATATCCGTCCTTGATACGGGCTTTATACTTCTTATAGCACTGCCCCTTATCTGCCTTTCTCGGATATGCCGCCCAGAATGTCTCAAAATCCTTGTCATACTTCGGTGTTTTCTTTTCTGCTTCCGGAGGAGTTTCTTGTTCTGGCGTATCGTTAGTTGTAACATCATCGGTAACGTTATTTTCTGCGTTTTCCTCTGCTTCCTGTCTCTTTCTCGCTTTGAACTTTGCCTGACGTTCTGCGTTGCTCTTTTTATCTTTGATGTACTTGTTGTAATAAGACCGCCATTCACTCCAGTCGTGGAAGTACAGCTCCCCGTCCACTTCATCAATCCAGTGATTCTGAATGAGGGTTTCAACAACCGTTTCAGCATCCAAACCCGGAGCCAGCCCAGGTTTTAACACATCCGCTATGTCGCTCCGATCAGCACTTACTATTAACCCGTCCATGCCGGCGTTGTCGATACCCCAGAGCCAAAGGAACACCAAAATCCCCATTGCTTCATTCTGCGAACATCCGATTGACTTGTAGAGGCTTCTCAGTTTTCCGCCTATCAATTTCTGGTCTACGCTAATCCATGCCACCTTGTTTCCACCACCATTCTTTCTGTAATCCGGCTAAATGCCTGCCGTTAAATCCAGGATGCCGATAGGATGCCGCAACTTCTTTGTTCTGAGGCAGTAGTCGCAAACTCCGCATCTCTCCGGTTCTACCTTTCCACTTTTTACTTGCTTAATCCGGTCAATGTGATACTGTACCGTGTGCATAGCTTCCCGGAGGAAATTCTCCTGCACATGGATAACCTCGATGTCGGTTGTTGGTTCCTTGGAGGCTGCCGCTATGTAGAACGGAAGCCTCTTTCCGGTGTTCTGCCGAACCGTTTCCTGGTAAATTGCTCCCTGGGTGTCATACCCCCAGAAGCGGATAAAATCCAGATAGCCCAGATCCCGTACCCATTTCATTTTTTTAATACTCTCCACGATTTTCAAATCAGTGATAACAATATCTTTCACGTAGGAATCTATCTTGATTTTCCACGGTATACCAAAAATCTCAGCAGTCATAATGACCTGTTTCTCACCGGACATGCACTGCATGAAATACTCGTCACTCTCGATTCTCTGAATGATAGTATCTGCTTTCTTGTACTCTGCCCTCAACTCGCCTTTCTGAGTGAAGATTTCCGGGTTTTCACTCTTGAATCTCTCCAGACTTTCCGGACCCTCAAAATAACTGTCCACATAGCTCCCGACCAGCAGAGCGGTTGTTTTTTCCTCCTGGTATTCTCCACGGAGCTTCGCCATGGCTCTTGCTTCACATCCGACCTGTCCGTATGTACCCGAAAAGTCCTTGAACTGGGAAACCGACATATATTCAAAATTAGCTTCCGGAGAATAATAATTTTCAGGTGTCAGAACCACGGCTTACACCTCCTCAAAAGAAGCGCCGGTAAATCTGATATAATCTTTAATCTTTGCGACCTGCTGCGGTGTTCCTGTAATTCTCAGTGTCGCAATCTGACCTCCAGGGTACGCACGTTCCGAAACTTGTGCCTGTCCCATTTCTGCCGGTGCTGGAGAAGTTGGGATTTTCTGGGCGGAAACTGCCGTTTTTTCAACGCTTTCCGGCTGTACCATTTCCTGGGTATTTTCCGGAGTTGGTGCAGTCTGCTCTCTGGCCGCCTGTTCTGCAGCTGCTTTTTCTGCTGCTTCCTTTTCTTCCTGTTCACGTTTCTGCTGTTCGAGGATTCTCTGCTCCTGGGCGTTCAGCTCATTCATTTTGCGGATTGCATCCTGGAGAGTGAGTGACTTATAAAATACCTGGAGCATATCGTTCTCATATTTGCTCGCAAAGCTCTTGATCGTCTCAATGTCTCCTACAATCAGCTGAATACCGTTGTCAATTCCCTCTTTCCAGCTCTTTTTGGTGGCTGTCGCATTTTCCCATCTGCTGTCATAGATATGCTCGTGGGCTTTTTCCCAGATACATTCCGGGAGGACAACTACTTTCTGTTTCCAGTAGGCATCAATCTCGGCTCTCGCCTTTTCCTTACGGCGTTTCTCGTAATCCTGGACCTGTGTGTTGATAGCTGCAATAGGCTTATCAATCAGGGCAACCAGCTCTTTTGCCTGTTTCTCGATAACTCCATACGGCTCCAGGCATTTCTCTTTCACTTCTTTACGTCTGTCCTCAATGGTTTTTGCCAATGCTCTCAGGGTGGCTACATCGGTTTTTGCAGACTTGATGGAATCATCGTCATAGACCATACCGGTATACTCAGCAAGTGCCGCCTCCAGGTTTGTTTTGATCTCCTCAAAATTCCATGTAATCTTTCCCGGTTCCTGTTTAACGTTTACGCTAATCTCATTCATGCTCATTTCCTCCTATCTGAACGGTAACTCGTCCTCAATATCATCCGGTATCATAAAATCTTCCCCTACGGGTGGCTGTCCGTACTGCTGTTCCTCAAACTTGCGAAAATCTTCCAGATTGCTCTCCGGGATATTTCCGGCAGGTACCGGCTCTTTTTCCCGTGCATCTCTAACCTGGGCGAACACATCAACCGGTGTTCCATTGTCCGGAAGTGCTGCCGGCGTGTTTCCTGGAAGTGCCGTATTTCTGAACTCTGCATCGCCGCCGTCCTCGTATGCTCGCATCTGCTCGATATTGTCAAAATCGAGGTCGATCAGCTTGCACAACCGTCTCAGCACTGTTTTCTTGTACATTTCTCCGGTGGAGCTTACCCACGCCTGGCTGTTTGCCGCCTTTGAGTACGTATTTCTAACATTCTCGATTTCTTCCTTGCCCATGGTGTCATACAGCATAGAACCGTCCTTGAATACCACAATCGCAAAAGCTCCGACCAGTGGCTTATTGGAGAACGGAAGTGGTTTGTAAACAACATTCTGTACCCCGGAATCTACCGATTCCTCGAAGAAGTCCCCCTCACGTACCACCTTTGCAAAAATGTCCTTGATCTCATTCTTGCTGTACCGCTTGCAGAGTTTGATTTCGCCTTTGTAATCTGTCTGGAACTTCATTTCTCCGCCATACGGAATTGCGTAACATTCCCCGTTGAAGAAATCCAGCCCCAGGAACGCTCCCTTTGCCAAGCAGATAGGGATTGACGTATAATCAATTTCCTGCAACTGCTTTTTCTTTTTGTTGTCCCGGAGCATATCCCGGATTACCGTAATACTGTTCAGGATAAATCTGTCCTGGTTAAAACCCTTGGGAAGTGCCCCTCTGTTTTCAGTGAGCTGCTTTAGCAATCCTTTCTGGATGCCGTCCAGCCAGTCTTTCGTTGTTGCTTGTGCCATGCTCTTTTTCCTCCTGTCTGAATATTTTTTCTATCTCCATCGCCGCAAGGGTAACGGAGTTGATAGCTTTTCTTATAATCCATTCACGGATTACGTCCGGTAATAAATAAGGCATATAACTTTCGTCTTTTCCGGAAGATTTTGCTTTTCTTCTGGCATAGTTCACAGCCTCTGTGTATTCTTCATCATCCAGCCTGAATCCATCCGCCTCCAGCTCTGTCCGGATTTCCTGGTATTCTACAGCCACCGCTTTACCTCCTCCTTAATCTCCCGGCACAATGCCCTGAGAAGAAACATGAACGGCAAAACCGTCCACTCACTTCCTACCGCTATGTAGCCTCTCTCGTGATAAGCGTATCTGACTGCCAGTGCTGTCAAGATTATTCCGGCTGCCAGTATGAGCCAGTTTTTAATGATCCACTTCATGTCCTGCCTCCTATCTGTAAAACCTGTGGTTCCCCACCTGGTAAAGAAATTCCAGATTTCTACTATGCCAGCTTGCCCGGTCGCAACTCTCAAAGAACAATGCTCCCTGGCTTTCATCCCAGCCATATTTCACAAGCTCCAGTGCCTCATAACAATCTTCATTCGGCGTTGTGGTGTAGTATCTTCCGCCGTCCATAGTTACCGAAAATTGACTTTCCTGGAAAACAACATCCTCGATACTGTCCGGGAAATCATTGCTCAATACACGGTTGAGTACCACCAGCATTACAAGAGCTTTCCCCTCTGTGCTTTCTCCCTCTGCTTCCGCCATAGCGACTTTCAGGAGAATTTCTTCCTCGTCTGCATCCCAGTCCCGGCTATAAATAAGGCTGTCTGTTTCATCCGCTGTGATTGTTTCCGGTGTGGCCGGTTCCTTGGTATCGGTTACTATTGTGTTTTCCGAAATAACAACTATCCTTTGAGCGTGTGCCGTTTCATTCTCGGCAGTTATTCCTTTTACGGTAATTGCCAGAAATATCATGGAAGCCTCAACCGCCAGAATTTTCAGTGTTCCTTTACGAAGCATTATCAACACCTACTTTCAGCGGAGTAACGAAAATTCCCAGATCAAGCTCCGGCTGGTTCTTTACCGCTTCTAACAGGTCGGCATCTGTTTCAATGCCAAATTCTTTTTTCATAACCTCTCTCAGTCTGTCAATAAGCTCCATAACCGTTACCCCCTTTCTGTGAATTTTTCTGCAAGCATCCTAAGCTCTGATATTGTCTTTGCCAGGTTGTCCAACGATTCAAGTATTGCATCCAGGCCTTTTCTTTCCTCGGCATCAATCTTTCCATCCGCCGCTATGGAAATAAGCCTCTTTTTCATTGCGTGGATTTCTTCATCATCCAGCCCGTTCAGAAGCCGCACCGTGATTCCTTGCAGACTGTCTATGTTTGTTGATACCGGCAAGCCTTTTCCTATAGGACATTCTTTCTTGCAATACATGTTCTTCAGTTCCGGAGCGTGGTAAAGGTCAGCCATCATAACCACCGTATCAACCGGTACGCTCTTGGTTATCCCCAACTCATGGTTTGCCAATGTGGACGGGGAAATTCCTAAAAGCTCCGCAGCACTTTCCCTACTATTCAGTTTTTCGTTGTACGATGCCGCCTTTTTCCTACAGGCGAAGTAAACGTTTTCATTACAGTTTGTACAGTTACTCTCCATGTTCCCTAAACCTCCGTTACCGTATAATATCCTTAGACTTGTTATTCGCTATCTGCATCCGGTATTTGCAGATAGTCACTAATCTTTTTTACGGCAACTGGGCTGTATACCCTGCCATTAAGGACCGAAGATACGTATGGTCTGGTCAGTCCGAGGCTGCTTGCCAGTTCGTTGACCTCTAAATCCATGTCGATCATCTTCTTTTTTGCTTCCTTGCACCAGGGAGACAACTTTTTTGCCATCCAGATACCCTCCTTTTCTTTACATTTGTGCGGTTTTCGATTAAAATGAAAGAGATTATGTTTTTGCGTTTGTTTTTCGTTCTCAAATTCATTTTACATTTGTTACTTTAGCTCATTTTAATGAGTTTGTCAATGCGATGTTTTCATTTTTATGAGTTCTGTTTTGGGAGGATGCTATGTTTTACGATAATTTCAATGAGGTGTGCCGGCAAAAAGGCACCACAATAACAGGAGTGCTTAAAGCCCTGGGAAAGAGTACGGGTAGTACCGGCACCTGGCGAGAAGGCAAATTCCCTAAACTTGATACAGTCATGGAAATGGCAGAATTTTTGGGAGTTTCTCTGGATGAACTGGTTTACGGAAAAACTCAGTTTAATGCGTTGTCAGATTCAGAACGTGAATGGCTGGACATCATCGCTCACATTCCGGAGGAAAAACAGAAAATGTGCAAAGATTTCCTCCGTACCCACATGGTAGTCCCGGAGAAATACGCCGACCGTAAAAGGGGATAATAACCAACGAATATTTTGAATGGTTCAGGAATAACAAGAAAATACAGAAATGACGGAGGTGTGTTTATGGAGAACAATAAGCCCGTAATAGAGCTGCTGTTGAAAAGAGACGAGGATCCGGAAACCTTTGTCTTTGAATTGCAACGTCTCCTGATGTGCTACCAGGTAGCCAGCCGGGAAGATAGAAATGTGGTATGGGCGGCTCTAAACAAATATGCTGCTCAGGTAGATAAGATTAGCCCCGAATAGGGGCTTTTTCTGTTGGAGGGAATATATGAGTAGGACAACGAACAAAAGACCTGGAAGTGCCAAATCCGGACGTTCCAGGAAGCAAAAAGTGGCAATCTACATCAGGGTATCAACGCTGTATCAGGTGGACCGTGATTCTCTGCCGATGCAGAGGAAAGACCTGATCGCATACGCCAGCCTGATTCTCGGTATAGAGGAATACGAGATATTCGAGGATGCCGGCTACTCCGGAAAGAACACTGACCGTCCGGCTTTTCAGGAAATGATGCAGAGGATCCGCAAGGGAGAATTTACCCATGTACTCGTCTGGAAGATAGACCGTATCTCCAGAAATCTTCTGGACTTTGCGGAAATGTACGAGGAATTGCAGGATCTCCGGGTTACTTTTGTCAGTAAGAACGAACAGTTTGACACTTCGACTGCTATCGGAGAAGCCATGCTGAAAATTATCCTGGTATTTGCAGAACTTGAACGTAACATGACCTCTGAGCGTGTCACAGCCACTATGATCTCCAGGGCAAACAGCGGGCTGTGGAACGGTGGCCGCATCCCTTTCGGGTATGATTATGATCCGGATAAAACAGCGTTTTCCATCCGGGAGGACGAGGAAAAGGTCTGCCAAATGATAAAGAATGACTACATGGAGCATAAGTCGCTCGTACACACTTCCCGGATGCTCAATGCTTCCGGTTACAAAACAAGAGCCGGTGCCGAATGGTCTCCCACTGCTGTCTGGATCATTATCTCCAGTCCTTTCTATGCCGGTATATACCGTTACAACCGGTATAAAGGAACGGAGCGGCGTGTCGAAAATCCGGAGGACGAATGGATTATGATCCAGAACCACCACCCGGCAATCTTTTCCCTGGAGGAACATGAGAAAATGCTGGCCATACTGGACGAGAACTCACGCAACCATAGGTCTGTAGGTCAGAAACACCAGACCGAACGTGTGCATATTTTCGGAGGCATTGCTTACTGTGGAAAATGTGGAAGCAAGATGGTTTCTACTCCTGGCAGACTTCATGCGAACGGTTATCGTCCAACAAATTACAGCTGTCCGAAGCATCGAAAGACCAAAGAATGTGATAACCCAACTGTGTCAGATACTCAGGTAGGGGAATTTGTCATAAACTATATTCTTAACATGCTGGGGGCAAAGAAAAAGTTCTCCACGATTGAGAATCCGGAGGACCTGGAACGCTGTCTCCTATACGGGAACACCTTTTCAGAGGTTGAACATATAGACAGCAACGGTCTGAATGAGTATTTTAATCTTCTCTCCAGGTATAGCTCCGATGATTCCTATACCTTTTCCGTCAAGAAGTCACGGAAGAAAAAAGCAGAGGTTGACCCGGAGGCGGAGGCTCTGAGAAAAGAGAAAGAAAAACAGGAACGTGCCATGAAAAGGCTCCAGGACCTCTATCTGTACTCCGATACCTCTATGTCGGAAAAAGATTTCATCATCCGGAAAACAGAAATTTCAAAACGCCTGGAGGAGATCAACGCCATGCTGGGTATGGTTGCCAAAAACAGCGAACCCTCTCTATCGGACGAGGAATTTGTCCGCCAGGCAAGCCACCTGTTAATCTCCAGGGAGCTGCAAAACAGGCAATACATATATTTCAAGAACCTGGCTCAGAACGTTTCCCCGGAAATTCTGAAAGCATACATGGAAACCGTCCTGGATTCCGTGCTGCTCGTGGACGGGCGTGTGTCCTCCATCGTGTTCCGGAACGGTCTGACCCACAAATTCAAATACAAATCGTGACCGGCGTAAATTCCGGTAGCAAAAACCGGCAGGAACATTTCGCTCTTGCCGGTTTCTTTATCGCTATACGGTTATGCCATTATCCCACAGTTCCTCACTTGCCAGATCCAGTGTATCATCCCACACTACCCCGTAGCCGCAACAGCTTACTTCCGCTCTGCAGAACAGTTCTGGATTGTCTCTCATTCTCTCAAACTCCGGGATTTCATCAAACAGAGGCTTTACATCGTACCGCTTTACCACTCCACCCGTGAACTCTGCCTCCAGTATGAAATCTTCCAGCGGTGTTACTCTTTTCAGTACACCATCCAC